CAGGTCAAGATTGACCCCTCGCGCTGTTGTCGGAATTGAGTACCAATACCCGCCATTGATGTCGACAAGCTGTTTCCAGTAGACATTATTCGTATTGATCGTGCCGGTAACAGCAAAGGTCGTGGAGAAGAGTTTGCCTGCGCTCGCTGTTCCGCGATCCACCGAGACAATAGCCCCGGCCAGCTTGGCGGAAGTGTTAGCGTCCACGACACGGGTCAGCACCCAAGGCACACTGGTGCTGCCCAAAGTAGAGAGGTAGTAGATGCCGTTCTCAGCGATATTGTCTTGGTCCTTGACCAGTACGCGGTCATTGAGCGCCAAGGTGTACCCATCAACCGCGAGCGCAGCAATGGTCTGCGCGAACGTCGGCGTGGTCGTACCTGCCGAGATCGTCTTGGTGATGGTGCCGGCAACGGTCTGCGCGCCGGTCGCAGTGTGGGAGTAAGAGACGGTCGTTGTCGTACAGGCCGTGACAGTGAACGTGCCGTTGTAAGCAGTCGGGGTTATCCCGGCCACGACAATCGAGGTCCCGACCGCAAACGGTGCATACGTCTGGGCAGCGAAGGTCAGCGTGACCGTCGAGCCTGTGCCCGAGGCGGCAGTGGTGTTCAGGACCAGACTGGCCGCATTGAGGGTGATCGTGGTGGCATTGACCAGAGTCGCCACGGTCAGATTGGCGGGGATCGCCGTGGTGGCGACCGAAACCTTAGCCCCAACCTTCAGCGTAGAGGCAGTCGTGGTGACGGTGGTGCTGCCGGCCGTGGTCGTGGCCGACTGCGCGACCGTGGTCGCCTGGCCCGTCAGCACCCCAGCGCTGAACGAGGCTTGGGCCAAATCGGCCGTGGTAGCCACCACCACGGCGCGCTTGTAAACCTCACCCTGCAGGTGGAGGGTGGGGTCGACCTGCCCCCAGGTGGGTACGCCCGAAGAGCTACTGGTCAGGACCGAGTTATTGGCAGGAGCCAGCGCCGTCAGCGCGTTCGCTGCCGAGGCGTAAGGGATCGAGTTAATTGCAAAGGTGTCGGCCAGCGTCGTGGTCGACCACGCCGGCGCGCTACCCGTGGAGCGCAGGAGCTTACCTGCAGTCCCAATCGCCAGTTTGCCCAGCGAATTGGACGCATCGCTGTATAGGAGGTCCCCTGCAACATACGTGCTCTGTCCTGTTCCGCCTTTAGTCTCCACCAGGGTCGCGGAAAGCGTAGCCGCAGAGCCGTCGATTGAGGTAATACCAGTCAGTACTAGGGCACCACTGGCGCGGTTGATGTTGACCGCCGTAGTGCCGATGTACATGGTCTGATTGGTGCGGGCGAACTCGGCAATCGCGTCCTCACCGTTGTTCATCTTCATAAACAGCCGGCCGTCGTAGGTGTTGACGGCCAGCTCGCCGAGCTGCAGGGCGGAAGTAGAAGGGATTGCGCCTGCAGCGGCGGAGCGCTTGATTCTGAGGATGTTGGCCATGGGGGGTTAGAAGGAGCCGCCGTCGATGGTATTTGTCCAGGTCGGAACACCCGAACTATTAACAGACAATAATTGCCCCACACTGTTGGCAGCATCCCAGACGCCTGCGGCAGTAACGCCTACGGCGTTTGTGTTATTTCCGTAGAGGATGCCATTAGAGGTTAGCGAGCTACGCCCTGTGCCTCCATTAGCTACGCCAAGCCAGCCGGTTATGTGATTAGTGAGGTCGACTTTTCCCCAGAAAGGGGCGGCGGGCGTAGGCCCGGCTGTTTGGTTACTACAGAGGACATACCCCGCCGTGGTAGCGGGCAATCGCGAAAACGCGCTAGTACTGCTGGCGTATAAAAGATCACCAACCACTAGATTGGTGAGCCCTAGCAAGCTCTCGGCACCAGCGCCAAGAGAAAACGCAAGTCCTGCCCCCGTTGTTTTGTTGTAGCCTACAACATATTTTCCTCCTACGGTCAGAGCTGAGATCGCTGCATGAAGCTCAAGCACAGGACCTGTCAAAGCTAGCGTCGGCACGTCATTGGCTGCCGTAACGATGCCTATTCCATTATTATTTGATTTTGCATCTACGCCGTAGATAGTCTTTCCGTAAAAAGATGCAAGGTTCAACGAATTGGACCACTGAGCCGGATGTGGAGTGCTCCACGTGTCTGTATCGCCTGGAACGTCTGAGTTTTGATTAGTTAAAATATGAAATGCGTTATTATTGACATGCAACCAAAAATCATGCGCATAGGGGGTATCGTTTGGACTAGAGTCTTGAAATTTTATCGTTGGAGAACTGTATACAATATCTAGCTGTTTATAAAGTACAGTTTTGCCTTCAACTTCTAATGCTCTCGCATTAGGTGTAACGTTAGTGATAGTGACCGTTGTAGCATCGGCAGAGTCGTTGTTCACATTCAGCGCCCAAGCCGTCCCGGCCTGTATCTCCTGAGAACCACTCCAGGTGTTAACAGCATTCAACAATGGAATAGCCGCGCCTGAAGTATTCGTATTAACCTTCAGTGCCCCGTTACTATCAAAACCTAGATGCGCGCCGGCCTTTACCTTAAGCGTGTCGTTAGGAGCGACTCCGGTAATTGCTAGTCCGCCACTAGCGGCTCCGGTGCCTAGGTTAACGTTTATAGTATTGCCTGATTTTACAAGTCCGCCGCCTGCCAGCACACTGACAGACGTAGCGAACAACATCCACTGTAACGCAGTACCGGACGGCCCGCCGATACCAACAATAGGGTTCGTCGTCAAAACGTATGCGGTATCTGCGTAGGTACTCCCCTGCTCAACCCACACGTAAGCGCCGGTGGAGACGTCATCTGGGGAGTCAAAATCGTTTGCGCGCTGCCACTCGCCAGTGGAACCTGTACCGACAGAATGCACTTCATAAACACCCGCCGCCGCGTGCGGGACATTACCCACCGCGTCCGTTACTAAGATGCGAGTTTTCGCAGTAAGGGTTACACCGTCTACGACCTTCGGCGCTGAAGTGATGCTTCCGGCTCCAGCACCTCCTGTAGGGTTGTAAACGCCGGAAGTACCAATAACAGGGGTACCTCCTGGGTTGTAGATGTTGGCAAGAACGGCACAAGATTTTTTGATGTTTAACCCTTGGCGTGCGGCATCGATGCTATCCTGGACCCAAGCAAGAGGTGCGGCATTGAGTCTGTTGGCCTCTGTTATATCGACTGGGTAAGGCAGATTGGTTAAATTTTTCCCTCCCATTGAGACATCGGCAGTTGGAGCGCCAAACTGGTTTAATGTTATGTTAGATACATTACAAGTACCAACGCCCGAAAGTCGGCCATATGTGTCACTGCTGACAGAAATAACCAACGCACTTGCCGAAGATGCAGCCGTAGGGTTAACAGTGAGCCCCGACTTCAGCTCTAACGTGACGTTGCCTGCACCCGTACCGCCACCATTTCCTACAGTGATGGTATCATTGGGACTAGAAAAGGTCTTAAGCGCCCAAGTATTGTCTGCAGTCCTGACAGCGAAGCCGGTACCGCTTTGCCCTGCAATGCTGTCCAAGTCAGGATCAGCTTTGGCAATGCGAGCAAAAGCCAGACCCGTTGCCCCGATGTTAATGGGACTGGTATCTGTAGTGAGAATCCAAATGGATTCAGCGTTAGTCGTACCTTCAGTGACCGGAATCAGACACCCGGGACGAACATCGCCCTGCGTAGTATTTGCTGCAGTACCTGTAGTTACCAAATCGTCATTAGCGATAGTGGTACCAGCCGGTGTAACAATGGAGTCATCAACCGTATTGAAATCAGATGCACGGTAAGCGAGTGCGTCTACTCCGCCAACTGACGAGACCCGCCAAATGCCGTTTTTAGTTGCATTGGTGTGATTGGCCACAAGTACGCGGTTACCCACTGCAAGAGTGACACCATCAATGACCAGCGGAAGTGTTAGGCTGACTTCTGGCTCGACACCTGTAACAGCATAACTGACAGAAGTAGTGCCTGAAGTTACCCGGCAAGGGCGCTTGATGTCTAGGCGAGACTTGATCCTGGAAATATAGCCAGGGCCGGCAATAGGCATTGCCGTAGTCGCCGTACCACCAGCACCGCCGGTGCCCCACCCGTAATAAAGCGTATTGTCCGCCTCATTGAACGCCAGCTCAGCGTTGGCCAAGGAAGTAGGAGCCCCTACAGCCCCCCCAGCAGCGCGCCGTTTAATACGAAGTGTGTCAGCCATTGCAATTACCTATTGAGTTAAAAGTTTCCGCCGTCAACAACGACAGTTTGTCGGACATTTACCCACTTGCTGCCGTTGTAACGCAACAAATCATTGGTCTGCACACTTGTGATCTGTACAGGGATCGTCTGCAAAGTCCCAGAATCTGGGACATTCACCCAGCGAGCCCCATCAAAGCGCAAAACATCACCTGGCTGTGGTGCTAACAGCTCGATAGGGTACCCGTGCAGGGCGCGAGTGTCGCGAGAGTTATTGACAACCCAAACGGTCCCGTCCCAGGTCCAGCTTTGGTTCGCAGCAAAGTGCTCCTGGCCTAGAACGGGATCAATCGGAAAATCCATATTCGGAAAGCCAGCCTAGTACGCAGAGGACAATCAACACCGCCGCCGCAGCTAAGCAGCCTGCAGCAGCCATGCAGGCATATTCTGAATCCCGATGGAGCCTCAAGCGACCCTCATCAGCCCTGCATCGATCTGCATCTGCAGCCAAGGGCTGATCTCAGCCACCTTGACGGGACGATTGTGGGGGAAGCGGGTTAAGTCAAAAGGCTCGACCAAATCGCCCTGCAAGGCAATGACCTGCAACGGCTCGGGGGTCGGACGGGGTCTAAGCAGTGGTTTTTCGGCAGCCATGCGCGTATTCCTGAGAGTGGACCTCCGCCCAGTGTACCGCGAAAACACTGCGCTGGCGCACTTTTGCTTTTCGTCATGCGTTATCGCATGCGTTTACTCCAGGCAAAAAGAAGCCCGCGCGAGGCGGGCTTTAAGCGCTGGAGAGAGCGTGCGGCAGGCTAAATGAGCAGCCCCGCCTTGACCAGCCCGCGCGGCGTTATGCGTGCCTGGGGAGACAACCGCTCGACCATTTCGTCCTGATCCAAATAGACTGTATATTTGTAGGTGAGCCACCCAGCGTTTAGAGCGGCACCAGTAGCTAGCCACCGGCTATTTCTAGCTCTTTTGTACAGCCATTTACATGCCGACAGTTTTGCAAATAAGTTTTTAGGTTTAATGTCTAGCAGCTTTGCTGCTTCCGTAATTGTGAGAGACTCGCTTGGCTCAGTGGACAGCACCGCGATCTTGTCAAGCAGCTCAGCCTTCCGCTTTGCCTCCGTCAATCGTAACGGTGCAGGCGCTTCCTGCCTCCAGGTTGCATGGAACGTCCGGTAGACCTTCAGCTTGAACTCCGGGCTGATCCAGGCAGCGTAGTCGTAGACCAGCTCCAGGCAGGCAAAGGTGCCAAGTCCTTGTTTTGATTGGATTCCGGTATTTCCCGGAATCTTGACTTCCTCGTCCAGGGCTGCTATCAGCCGCTGCGTGGCTTCAAGCTGCAACCAGTCACTGGGCTGGTCTTTCTTCGCGCCTCCAGAGGCCTTGTGCAGGTCGGTAAGGCAGAAGCGACCGTGGTCGTCCTGACGGACGTTGACGCCCTCTAAGGCAATCGAATGCGGTACAATGGACATAGCCATAATGATACTCCTACTATCAGATTGGTTAGGGCCGCTTCGGAGAACCACCTCCGTTGTCGGCCCGTTTAGTTTACGCCGGATTTAAGGGTTTGGCGTACTTTTGCTTTTTGTCATGCGTTACCGCATGCGTTTACTCCAGGCAAAAAGAAGCCCGCGCGAGGCGGGCTTTAAGCGCTGGAGAGAGGTGAGCACTGCTGGGTATTCTAGCGCCGAATCGCGGGCAAAAGAAAGCCCGCCGGAGGAGCACGGCGGGCCAAAGAGGTACAGCGAGGTATACCCAACCCAAGAAATGAGCAAGCAGTCAGCAAGAGCCGAAATTTTATAGCGGGGCCGGGGCCTGGGTCAAGCGGCCTTGGCGGTGATGCCGAGGTAATCGAGCAGGTCGAAGAAGCGCTCGGGATACCAAAGCGGTTGCGTCGACCTTTCGGTTTTCGAGTCAGGCACATTTTTGCCCCATTGAGGGTCGACTAACACTTTGTAGCTGACCTTTTTGTGCTCGGGAGTCTCCTCCGTTTCAGACCTCAAAAGATTCGCAGTCTGTGCGAGCTTGTAAAAATACCGCCCAGTAATGGCGATTTTGTGGTGCTTCAGTAAGCGCTCAATCGGCACTACCTCCGATTGCTCAGGTACGAGGCGGTCGAGAATTTCTACCCGCCAGCGCAGGCTCACCACCTCCTTCCCGTTGCTCTTCTTCTCCAGGTACGGACGGCACAGCCCTTCAGCCTCGCGCGTAGGGTGCCAGCCGTCCCGATCCCGATACTGCAGCACGGCGCGCTGGAGCTGGGCATTGATCTTCTGCCTCGTAGAGAGCATCCGATGGGCTATGTCGCCCACTGTCAGCCACAGGTGCGCCTCCTCGGGCGGAATCGGCACAGACAGGTCCAGCGGGCGCAGCGAGGGCGGGACCGGCTCAGGCGCGTCCAGGGGACGCAGCGGCTCGGGTGCCGGCTGCGGTGCGCTCACGGCTTCCAGATCAGGCTCGGCCTCGGGCAGCACCTGCATCATCCCCCGTACTGCATCCCAGAAAGAGGTGCCGTAGCAGGTGTCAACCGCAGAGCACACAGCCAGCAGGGCTACGCCGTTGTCCACGCTCAGCCGCTTCGCCACCATGTCAGCGACCGTGCAGCAGGTCTCGAAGAAGTCATCCTCGTCATGGCCCGCTTCCTGGGCGCGAGCCCGGGCCTGCTCTTCCTGGGCGCGGGCCAGGGCCTGCTCTTCCAGGTCCTGCCAGGCAGCGAGGAATTGGGGCATGCGCTCTGGAGCCTGGGCAGCCACCACAAGCATGGCTGCGCGTTTACCCGGCTCGCCGGTAAAGCGGCAGGAGCGGGTCTGAGGGTTATTCCGAGTGCCGGTGGGTACTGCACTTGTGGGATCAATGACACCGGAGCTCGCCAGTGATTTGATGGTCTCCAGCAGTGGCACATGAGGCACTTCCAGCAATTGTGCGAGCTGCTCACTGGTCATGGAGATAAAGCGGGCGGTGGGATTAGCCATGGAAACTCCTGCTCAAGTCTAGGTGTAGTGGCGCGTCTAGTGTGTGACCTATACGCGGCAGGTATATTATGCGCCTGGAGTCCCGTATTTGGCAAAGACTTTAGGTCTATTGGACCTTATCGGACAAAGAAAAGCCCGCACGGGGCGGGCTTTTGTCGGTTGGGGCTAGTGGCTGGGGGCCTTAGAGGCGGAGCTCCCACTTAGTCAGGCCGCAGTTGTATATCTGGTAGAAGCCCAGCTTGTGGCAATTCTCCCGCTCAGACAGCGCTGGGTCGAATTGATCGGGGTACTTCTTAGCAAGCATGGAGCGACGGAAATGGGACTTGTGCAACAACTCTCCGTGCACGTTGGTGCTTATATAGGCGTAATCAGGAGGCGTAGTGTGTACGAACTTAAACCCCAAAGCTCGGTACATAGCCCCGGTAGCCCACCGATTATCTGAGTAGCTGATAATAACATCTACCTCTGGGTGTTTGGCCCGAAACGCAGACAACAATTTTGAAGCTCCGCCTACAACCTGTCCACTGCTACAGAACCGAGTCAGCTCAACTACGTTATCTACGATTTGTGCTACTCTGTTTGAAGTCACCGTAGAGAACACCATTATTGCCACTAAACCCTCTTCACTAAAAAGCCCGTAAGCTGTTCCTGGCCTGCCGGCACCCTGCAAGTGATATTGATTAAGAAATGCTCTTGCTTGCGCCCACTCCAGTTGTTGCAGTGAGGTTTGGCGAGCGTAAGTCCGGCGAGTACCGAGGCCAAGAACCATGCGAACCTGGTCGTGAACGATTTCCAGAGAGTGACGCAGATCAGCTTCATAATAATGCAGGAGACGGACGCCTTTCTCCTCGCAGAGGACGGTCTTGTTTTTTTGGTGGTTGCGTACCCAGCTTGCACCCTTCCACCGAAGCATAGCAGAAGAGTGCCAGTAATTGCCGTTCAGCTCTATAGCCAGGCCCTTACCTGGAAACAAGAAATCGAGCTCCTTACCGTCCAGTACCTTCTTGTCCCCCCGCACATACTCGACACCCAATGTGTCTAAAAATTCGGCAAACTTATTTTCTAAATTAGATTTAGCGCATTTAGGGCAGCCCTGCCCAAGCATGTGTGCTTCAGGAGCTTGCTCAAAAGGTCCGTGAACTTTGCAAAATATAGTTACTTTTATCTTGCTGCTCACATACCCGGCGGCAGGGTACGAGTACCTATCGCCGTGTCGCTCTATGGCTCGCTTAATAAACTCGTCGTGAGTAAGAGACAATGCCTTAGAAATAGTGTCCTTTTTACACCCTGGGCACCCTCCCTGGCAGCTGTGGTTAAGGTGTGAATTAAAGCTTTGCTTGAACGGACCATGGGCTGGGCAAATTATTACAACTTTCTGCTTGTTGTTAGTTACTTCAGTGACCTGAGAGTAGTCAAAGCGGTCGCCGTGGACTTCTCGAGCTTTTGCAATGAACCCTTCAACGCCTAGTCGGCGCTTGTCATCTCGTGCCTTTCGGCTACACAAAGGGCAAGCGTGCTTAAATAGATGAGCAGCAGGTCTTTGGCTAAACACCCCATGTGCAGGGCATACAATATCTACGAACGTCTGGGAATCTACGTAACGGACCAGGCTGTAATCGTATTTGTCCCCGTGCCTCTCTCTTGCCTTCTTGACAAAACTTTCAAAATCATCTTTAGAGCCTAAACCACGCTTAATGTTACCGCAGTCAGGGCACCCTTGCCCGTTCAAGTGGGCGTTGGGCTTCTGAAGGAACGGGCCGTGGACTGGACAGATTATGTAGACCTTTGTGTGGCTGGTCTGGTACTTGACTTGTGAGTAGTCATAAACAGGGCCGTGGACAGTACGGCTCCTCTCTGCGAACTCTTCGCTCGTAAGGCGGCGGGACATGGCGTTTCTCCTAGGTTGCGGGTGGGTGCTGAACCCGTGTCTATAATAGCATGAGAGTAAGTGTAAGTGTAAGTGCTAGGCAAAAGAAAACCCGCCGAAGCGGGCTTTCCGTGCGGCCGGCCGGAGCCGGCCTTTTAGCGTAAGTGCTTGTTATGCAAGCACTACCTTTCTCCAGCCGTCTACGTCACCGGCAGTACCTGCCTGGGTCCGGTCGAACAACCGGAAGTAGCCCTCCGAGAAGTCGAATCGAAACGCAGTGCTACGCCGCATCACGTAGTTTTCCACGGCCTGGTAAGACGCTCCGGTATATACAACCTTGCGGATAGCCTTGCTGCGGTCAATCAGCACGATGGTGTTGGCACCCAGAATCGAGCTGCTATCCAGCAGGAAGCAACTCAGAGTGGTGGGGAAGTTCGGGTTGATTGCAGACGGAAGCGAGGTCAGACGGCCAGTGCCATCGTTCTCGTTAACGGTCGGACGACCGGTACGGCCCTCAATCGCGAGGTAAGAATCCACGTCGCAGATAATGTGCGAGTAGGTCTGCTTACGCCACCTTTCGCGCAGTATCTTGATCCATGCCTTGTTGGTCATGGTGCCGGAGGTGACAGTGCTGTCGAAGGTCGACGCATTCACACCCGAGATCGCGGAAATACCCAGGTCGGTGTCGCCATCCACCAGCGCCTTGATCGCCTCGTTGATGCGCGCGGACTTTTCACCCAGCGCCTGCTCGCGGATCGCGATGCCGACGAGGTCGAGGGTGGTGGCACGCGCGGCCTCGTCGCTGATCTCAAGACCAATGGACCAAGTCGGCAGCTTGAAGCTCTTCTCGCTGAGCGAGATGGTCGCCATGTTGACCGGCTCGGCCAGCTGAGAGATCGGCTGCGAGCGCGATGCCTGCGGTCCAGTCACGTTGATGAGCGGCTGGAAGGCATGCGGCGAGTCAATGGTCTGGGTGACCGCGACCATGCTCTCGAACAGGGCGTTGAAGCTGCTGTCGTCGTTCATCAGGAACTGGTCAGCCAGCTCCATCACGACGGCCGGGAACATCAGTCGGCCGGTCAGAGTGAGGGCGTTGGTGCCGTCCGGGCGGGTCAGGGCCATGCCGATGTCGGCACCGCCGCCATTGCCCAGCAGCGAAGCCACGGTCGGCGGACGAATGCCGGTCTGCTTGTCGGGCTTGAGGAACAGGCCCGAGGAGGCCAGCACCTGATCAAACGCGGAGCCGTACTTCTCCTCGTCAGTGTCCAGTTTCTGGGTGTAGTACTGGCGCAGGGTAAGGCCCTGGCCGAAGGCCTCAGCGTAGTGCTCGAGCTTGGGCTCGAACGACTGCCGCTGGCCTTTGGAATCAATGAAGCTAGGCATGGTAAGAACTCCTTACTCGCGGAACAGCAACACACGGTCGCCGGCCACGCCGGTACCGCTCAGAATGCGCATGACGATCCAGCCCCGCTTGGCAGTGGCACTGGTCTTCACGGCAGGCAGACCCGCCGTACCAAAGGCGGTCTGGGTATCGGCGACCACGCTGTCGCCCACGGCCATGGCGGTCGCGCCCTGGTTGGCACCGACCACGGCTTCCTTCCAGCCCTCGATCTGCACCGAGCCATGGGAGAACCCGTTGTTGACCGTGCCCATGGCAATCGCGCCGACGAAGCCGAAGATTTCGTCACCGCCTGCGCACAGCACCATGGTGCTGTCGGCTGCGGTCGACAGCTTCACGGCCTTGCCGAGCTCCTTGTCGGTCCAAATGTTTGCGCCGCCGGTCCCCAATGCGCTGGTGAGCATGGTGGGGGCCGGTACCGTCTCTTGAAAAGCAAATGCAGTCATGGGTAAGCCCTACTTGGTTTTAACGGCCCGCAGACGCGCCCGCGCCAGGGGATCAGGAGAAGGGGCTTCTTCCGGTTCGGTCGAAGCGCCGACAGCCTTGCCGCCGACCGGGTAGGCCTTGGCAAAGGCTTCCGCCACCTGCGCGTGCTGGGACAGCAGCGCCTCGGTGGAGAGCTTGCTGAGGTCGGTCGGGATACCGCCCAGACCGATCTGCATCCGCTGCACACTGGAGGCGACAATGCCCCGCAGCGCCGCATCGTGAGCGCGGTAGCCGCTCAGTTCGCGCTCGGCCTGGGCAACCTCCAGGGTCAACTGAGTGACACGCTCCTGGGCGCTGGCGAGCTGCTGCTGCAGGAAGCTGACCAGGGACGGCTCAGCTGCGGTAGTGGCGGCAGCGGGGGTTGCAGCGCTCGCAGCCTCGGCAGCCTCGGCAGCCGGAGGGTTTGCCTCAGCGGGAGCCTCCGGGGTCTCCGGTACGGCAGGGGTTTCGGGTTCAGCCTCCAGGCCGGGCACGACCTCGAGGGCGGTAGCAGGGTCAACGCCCTCGGAGATCAGCGCGATCTGGCGTTCGCTCAGGAGCTTTCGTTTAGCCATGGCAAGGTCCTTACGTTGCGGTGGAGTCTGGGCCTCGTACTTGGCTTGCAAGCCGCCTACCAGGGCGTCCAGGGTGGTGATGCCGTCGACCAGACCCACGTCGCGGGCCTGTTCGCCGATGAACTCAGAACCGTCAGCAATGCGCTGACGCACATACTCGACGCCCAGGCCCCGGTTGGCGGCGATGGTGTCGATGAACAGCCCGTGCAGGTAGTCCAGCTGGCCCTGGATTTCGGCTTTGCCGACCTCGGTCAGCGGCTCGTACGGCCCGCCCAGCGCCTTCTTGTCGCCTGCGCGGAGCACGGTCGCCTTGACCCCTTCCTGCTCGAGCATGCCGGTGACATCCATCACGGTGGCGATGACGCCCAGGGAACCGACCATCGAGGTCTCGCTGGCATACAGCCGCGAAGCCGAAGAGCCCAGCCAGAGCGCAGCCGATGCGGCGGTGCCACTGGCATAGGCCGTGACCGGCACAGCCGTGTCGATGCGCCGAATCAGTTCGCCCAACTCGGCTACCCCGGAAGCGGAACCGCCCGGGCTATCGATGTCGATCACAATTTCCTTCACGTCCGGGTGCGAAGCCGCCGCGACCAGGGAATTGCGAATCACCGGATAGGAGGTCAAGCCGAAGTACGCATCATAGGGTCCAGCATTCGATTTCAGCGGACCCTTGATGTCGACCAGCGCCACGTTCCCGTGCAATTGGAAAGGCGCAGGCTCGGACTCAGGCGCAGAGGCAGAGGCAGTGCCCCAAGCGTTGAGTCGGGCTTTCACGTTGTGCTCCGCCATCTGCCGTTCGAGCTCGGCATAAGCCGAGAACGACGCCGGTGAGCCCAGCCAAAGGGTGTATGGGTGCTTCATGTTTCAACAGTTTAGCGGCGTTTGAAACCTCCCGCAAGGGGTTTACTGCGGGGGTGGTTCAGTTTTCTCGAACCCTACCTCGGCAAGTACACGAGAAGGCACATAACCCGAGCTACAATTCAGCCAGTTTTTGCCGATGACATCGTTTAAGATCACCCGGCCTCGATACACAGTAGCATCTACAGTTACGAACAAACTGGCGAACAGAATTAAGCTACAAAATAAGGCCCACGCCGTCAGTAGCTTGTGATGAAGTATGGCGTCCCGGATATACAAGCAAACCTTACAGGCCGTTTTGATCACTTTACGTGCTCCTTGACCCAATCAAAAATGCTCGCAGCTGCTGCCGCGATCCCGCCAAAGGCCACCACCGCCCAGCGGATCACCGCCCCGCCGGTCTCCCAGCGGTCGATCTTGCGCTCGACCTTGTCCTGGTTGCGCTCGACCTGATCAAGGCGGCGCATCAGCCGCTCTTCCTGAGCGTCCAGCTCGTAGCGCAAGCGCTCGAAAATCTGGTGTGCATCCGGGTCGCGACGGCGCTCGGGCCCAGAGTAAGGTTCGGACGACCGGCCACGCCGGTCAGGCCCGGTGTAAGGTGGAGGGGCGGCGGAGTCGTCAGTCAGACTCACTGAGACGCCCCTCCTGCCCGCTTGGGCGCGTTGCCGGTCAAGCCGCGAGCGCCGGGATCGCCCGTGGTCGAGGACTGGGTATCCATGCCCAGCGGGTCGACCTGTCCGCCCTTGTTGAGGAACATGGTCCCGGACAAAGGCGGCGCATCGGGTGCGCGCATGCCGGTGCCCAGCCACTCGGCCGCTTCCTGGTCGGTCAGGAAGCCGTAGGAGAGCAGCTCCAACACCCGCGTCTGGTGCATGGTCTTGAAGGCTTCCAGCTCGGTCTCGGGCCGCAGGTCGATAGGGGCAAAGCCCAGCTGCACGTACCCGGCAAAGCCGAACAGGCGCATCGCCAGGGTCAGCGCCCGGGCCAGCACCGCCTGCACCGGTGTGCGCAGACCTTCCACCTGCTTGATGAACAGCAGCGACTCGGTGCTGCTGATGTTCTGGCTGCCGCCGGCAAAGCGCTTGCCCAGCACCGAGGGCGGGGTCCGCAGCGCAGTGGCGGTCGTGCCGTCCACGATCTCAATCAAGGGCTTATAGTCAGCCGATGCGCCGATCTCGGAGTTGAGGTAGTTGGCCTCGATGGTGTCGAACACGATCAGCGCCGACTGCGGGTCGAGCGCCTCGACCTCCTGCGCCAAGTCGTTGCGCACCTGTTCGACCCACTTGCTGAGTTCGGTCGGGTCGTTACGGACCTCGAGCGGCGCGACCTTCATCAACTGCTCGGTGATGATTTTCATCACCAGTCGGCTGTGGCCGGAGCGCTTCACCACCCGCCGGATGTCCTCAAGGGTCTCGGCCTGGAAGATCGCCGCGTTGAGCGCCGGCTCCAGCGGCGAGGTCGGGTAGATCGTCTGCGGGTTGGCGTCGAGCGCCTGATAGAAGAAGGTGGGGATGTCGAGCTCGATGGTCTCGCCCTGGCTCTGCTGGTAGGGCACGATCTTGGTATTGTTCGGCCCGGTCGCTGTGGTCCCGGTCTTCCAGCGCACGCTGGAAGGAGCCACCGGCTGCAGCTTGTAAGGCAGGCGGGCCTTGTCGAGCACTAGCTCAAGGGCGCAGGCCCCGGTGTACAACACCTCGTAGAGCAGGGTGTCGACCAAGCCTTTCAGGCCCAGGCGCTCGTCATAGCCCTGGGTGTAGTCGACGGAGTACTCGAGGCGGTTGAGCAAGCTCTTGTAAAGCAAGCTCCCTTCCTCGGAGAGTTGGTGCTGGTCGTCGTACACGCGCACTTGCAGCGGCGTATTGGCCAAGCGCACCTGACTGGCCAGCGCCATGCCGGTGTCGCCCGAGACCCGGGCCAGCAGGCGTAGCGCCGCAGACGCACTGGGCTGCAGGCGGACATCCGCCACGCTCTTGTTGAGGACCGCGATATTGCTATCGGGGATGCTGGCGTCCCGGCCCTTGCCGGTGGACGCATCGGTCGTCTGCACGCCCACGACCGAGCGCTTGGGCAGGACGACGCTGTTGGGGTTATTTCGAGGTCGAGCCACGCGGGTCTCCTAGGGCTGGCGCGGCGGGTGCTGGCCGCCGCAATTGGCCTATATGTTACGAGGTTTTAGGCAGCAATACGAGGTTTCCAGGCCTTCCCGGGTATGGCCTGCCGAATCGTGGCCGGCGCAGCGAAACTTTGCACGAATTGCTCCTCAATGACCTCCATCGAGAGGGTCAAATAAGCCAATGCGAACATGTAATGGTCAGCTTTTGACGATACCCACTCGTCAACCACGTCGCCAGACTCTTTTTCGCGCTTAATTTTGCGTACTGCACGCAAATGTTCGGAAAAAACAGCCGTTTCGGCCATACTTGGGTACCGATACACCCCAGAATTGACCTTTTTGACCGTCAAATCGAGCAATTTTGTGCGATTTGCCGAGATTTCCTTCTCTTTTGTGAGGAAAAGCGGCAGTGTTTTGTCCCTCAAAGTGAACGATACAGCCCTTAATGCCGGCCAACTGTTCAATATCTTGTGGCAGGAATCACTATACGGATAGGCATCCATACCGCCAAAACAGACGTGATAAGCCTTGCAGAGGTACAAAACCCGGTCTACAAGGTCCTGTCCATCCGCACTATTCAGCTTGATCTGCTCCATCCACAGGATATGCCGCTGCTCACCCACCACCTTGGCAATCACCACATGGCTGGTCTTGCCAACATCGAGCCCCAGATAGCAGCCGCGCACGTTCATGGTGACCGCCACGTCCGGCGGCACCGGCGTGACGATGCTGTGGGTCTCGACCAGCCCCGCCAACACTGAATTGGAGGCATCCGAGTAGGGGTGCCCCAGCGTGAAGTTGCGGAAGTTGGCCACGTCGTGCCCGTACAGCACCAGCTTGCGCAGGATACTGGCCGGCGTGTGGTAGTCCGGGACCGAGAAGACGTCGACCCAGAAGCCGGCATGCCCCTTGATCTCGGGCCGCTCGGCCACCCACTCGCGGTACTGGGGCTGCAAGTGCTTGGTCAGGATCGCGGTCTTGCACTTCGGGCAGCGCAGGCGCGCCTCGTCCACCAGCCCGCGCTTCTCCAGCGCGACAACATCGGCTGAGGTCAGCTCGGAGAAGGCCCGGTCCACGCCCTTGACGTGAATCAGGTCGATCTCCCCCGGCCAGAACCACTCCGTGCAGTGGTAGCAGCGACAAAGCCGCTTGCGCTTGTCGCTGCGGTCGTACCACGCCGAAATCCCCACCTCTTCCGAGGTCGGGGTCGAGAAGACGCGGCGCAGCCCGCGCACCCCGGTCTCCGGGTCCACGAAGCGCGAGTGCGAGAGGCGCGATTCCGCCGTGCGGATCGACTCCTCGGAGCAAAAGTCGAGCTCGTCAATGAACAGGGTGTCGACCGGGATGGAGATGACCGGATTGCCCCCGTACAAGCCCGCCGTGTGCAGCTGCGAGGTGCCGATGATCTTCAGTCGGGAGGAGTCGGAGCCGGGGCGCAGCGCCTCACGCAGGGTCGGGCTCTCGTAGATAACGGCGTCGACCCGGGACTTGACGAAGGTTTGGACCCACTGCAGCGAGGGGCCGGTATAGAGCGCCACCACGCCCGGTGCCGTGGCCAGGGTGGCCAGACAGAGACGCGCGGAGAGTTCCGATAGTCCAACCTGGGAAGGCTTGATGGTCGATACCACCGACGCATCACAGTCCGCGATGGCTTGCTGGTACTCATGGCCTTTGAAGGAGTAGCGCTGCCCGTGCAGGAAGGTCTTGGTGAGCAGGAACTGCGCCAGCCGGTGGGACGAGCCCTTGGTCGACTCGCGGGCATCGCGCAGGCGCTCGAAGAAGGCGACCGCCGTGGGGTTGCTGATCCGGAGAGGCCGGGGCCCGTCGGCAGGAATAACCTCCTCGGGCCCCTCCAGGACGTTCTCGTCGCCGGGGCGCTCGTCCATCACCGCACCTGGGAAAGGCGCAGCTCCAGGTCCTCCATGAACTGGGCATAGGCCTCGTCACTGAGGGTCTGGATGGTGCTCTTGACCGCCTCCTCCAGGGCAATGGCGGTGGAGGTGTTGTACAGGTCCTGCCAGCGCTTGGCTGCCGTATCCAGGGCCCGATCCGCAGCCGCCAGGGCGCGCTGCACCTCGCTCACCGAAGCGGTGATGCGCCCGGTGGAGTCCATGACCGCCTCGCGCAGTTTCTGCGCCAGCTGCAGGTTCTTGCTGGCCTCCACGACCAAGTCGGCAAAGTTGGTGGTCTCGCCCTGCGGCGGGGGCAGGCGCGGGTCGGAGGCCAGCGCCTGCCGGAGGGCTTCGCGCCGCTGGGGCGAGACCTGATGCAGGCGCTGCGTCACCTCGACGGCCAGCTCCTCGACATCGAGTCCGTAGCGCTCGATGTAGTCGCGCAGGGTGTAAACGCGCGTGACGGCCATCAGATTCTCCTGGAAACCCCGCCCTTCAGGACGGGGGAATGGTTGAAATCGGGCTTGCATGCCGCCAAGGCAGGGTGTAAAATCCCGCCATGGAAGTGAAACGAGCCTACCGATTCCGGGTTTACCCAACCGAAGAGCAAGCGCAGCAGCTTTCTCAGACGTTTGGGTGTGTGCGGTTTGTGTATAACCACTTCCTGCGCCTGCGCACGGATGCGTGGTACGAACGACAGGAGCGTATTGGCTATCACCAGACCTCTGCCATGCTTACGGCGCTCAAAAAGACGCAAGAATGCGCGTGGTTGAATGATGTCAGTAGCATTCCTGTGCAGCAATCTCTGCGCCATCTTCAGTCCTCGTTTAACAACTTCTTCGCAAAACGAGCGCGCTATCCGTCCTTTAAGAAAAAGGACGGTAGACAATCCGCTGAGTACACTACGAGCGGATTCAACTGGGACGGTAAGACCCTGCGTATTGCCAAGATAGGGAATTTGCCCATTCGTTTGAGCCGACCTATCCCTAAAGGGGCTAGGATAAGCACCCTTACAATCAGCAAGGACGCTGCAGGGCGTTACTTCGCATCGATGTTGACGACTGATGAAGTCGTCGCAAAGCCTGTGGTAGATTCCAAAATTGGAATCGATCTCGGACTTACTCACTTTGCTATCCTCTCTACTGGCGAAAAAATCGCCAGCCCCAAAGCATTCGCAACGAATGAAAAGAAGCTGGCTAAGGCACAACGTGCGTTGGCCAAGAAACAACGCGGCTCTGCTAATCGCAAGAAAGCAAAGCTGCGAGTTGCCCGTGTGCATGCTCGTATCTCGGATACGAGAAAGGACTTCCTACATAAGCTCTCTACTCGGTTGATAAACGAGAACCAAGTGATCGCCATAGAGTCGCTGGCAGTCCAAAACATGCAGAAAAACCACCGCCTAGCTAAATCGATCAGTGATGCAAGCTGGTCAGAGTTCGTAAGACAGCTAGAGTACAAAGCGCAATGGTACGGTCGAACCTTAATAGGTATCGACCGCTGGTACCCAAGCAGTAAGCGTTGCTCCTGCTGTGGGTACACCATGCCTGCGCTGCCATTGAGTGTCCGGGAATGGACTTGCCCAGAATGCGGCACAGCCCACGACCGAGACATCAACGCAGCGCGTAACATATTGGCCGCTGGACTAGCGGTGTCAGCCTTTGGAGAGTCTGTAAATCCTACTTGCATGTAAGTGTAAGTGGTTGGACTCGATGAATTAGGAATCCCTGCCCTTTTAGGGCAGGGAGCAGTCAAGTCAGTGCTGCGACTTGAAGAACACGCCGATCAGGCCTGAGGCAAACATGCCTCCGGCGATGATGACGTTGAGGTGCTCGGGCGAGATCACGACCCCGAAGGAGGACAGGATCATGGCTGCGCCGCGCCAAGTGGAGGGTTCGCCCAGGGCCACGCCGAAGCGGTCGAGCAGGGTCAGCTCGGCAGGCGCAGGGACCTGGGTGACGTAGTCGGCCGGGCTCTCCGGCAGCGGTTTGCGCCTGACGCGCTTGGGCTTCGCAGGGGTCTCGGTCATGGGTAGTCCTCGAAGAGTTGCCGTCTCCTGTTTCGGGAGACCTCGAAAAGCAGCGAGTTCAATTTCAATCCTCGAAGAGTTGCCGTCTCCTGTTTCGGGAGACCTCGAAAAGCAGCGAGTTCAATTTCAATCCTCGAAGAGTTGCCG